AATTGTCCTTCGTTTCCTGTTGTATTAAGTACTTCTGATATAACTACTGGTGTTTTTACTCCTGTAATGTATTCGGGGCGCTGTAACCTTTTGTCGCTACTTTTTACTCCGAAATGCATTAAAATGTTCTCAATATAACGTGTTCCACCACGTGCATTTTTCTCTAACCATTCTTGTAAACGGAATGCTCTGCGTAAGTCGTTAATTGTTGTTGCTGAAATATCAAATTCATCGCCGTCTACAAATAAGTAATTTGGGTCAACTGTTGAACTTCCTAAATCTGCTTTTGCTTCAAAATTAGACCATGTTGCAGTACCACTAGGATTATTTGCTAATCCTGATAAAGCACTTCTATCTGCAATATTATTACTAACTCTTACTGGTACATCATTTTCAATATTTCCAATAGGAATATCTACTGCTGCGCCTTTTTGTGCAAATGGTAATGCACTTGTAAAATAATCGTGTTCCCATGCTCTGAGACGCATTTGTAATAAATCTGCTGCAGTGGCTATATTATTTCCGTCTGTTAACTGATAATCTACTTCTGGTACTAAATTTTGGTCTCTATAATACTCGTTATAAATAGCTTGATAAGCTGCAAGTGGTAATGCGTTAATATTTTGCGTTACTGCTGGACTACTATTGTTTGGGGGTACTCCCAAATAATCTAGAAACTTTTTTTCTGCTGCCGTTGCACTAGGTAAATACTCTAAATAGGGTAGGGTGTGAGGTGTGTTTGCATCTACTATAAATTTTTCCCAATTTTCCCATGTAATCCTGTTTGGTACAAAGAAGTAGTGCATACTTACGTCCATGCGGTGCATAACTGGGGCAAGTAATGGTGCGAATCTGATTAAACTATCGCATCCGATGTTGAACATGTCTCCGGGGACGCATTCTATCACGCAAGTAGGCGTGAGTTGTCCCATTTTAGATGACATTTTTACGTCATGTGTTAAATCGAACACATTTTTCTTCGGTTTGCTTACTTCAACCGAGTTGAATAGGTTTTTGTTTGCCATTTTGGTTGGTTTTGTTTATATAGGTTTATAATCTAATACCTCCACGTGATACGTAATATTTGCGAAGCCTTTTAGTTTTTCCGCGTCTTTTGCGGTTTCTGCTCGAATAGAGACGTCTGCGCATTGTGTTTGTTTTTAAGGGTTTATAATTATTGTTTGTTTAGTGTTTCTTAGTAATTATTAGCAATTTTTCCTATAATTTATATTAAGTTCAATATCAGTTAAATACATGATATAATTCTGCTTTTTATATAATTTTTTTTCCACATATATGTGGATATCCCCTACCCTATCGGGTAGGGGGTTTGTTTTTACTTAATTCCAAATATTGATTGAGCTAATTCCAATAAAGATTTGCCAGTTGTCTTAATTCCTTCCTTAGATATATATTCTAAAGCTTTAATATAATTGTTTAGCTTTTCTGTTGCGGTCTTTGGATCATAAATAAATTGAGCTATTAACCATTCTGTTGTAGTGAATGAGTTATCTATACCCATTTGCTGGTGCATTGCCTCAATCTTTTTTAAAGTTCCTTCTTGAACTAATACATTTTTTGCCTCTTTTAAATTTTCTATTTCCTGTTGACTTTTAGCAACTCTTTGTTTTGATTCAATAATTTGCTGAGTAGTATATTCAATATTTTTTGAATTCCTTAATGCTTCTCGTTCATTTCTGTCTAAAGCAATAGCTGTATCTGTTTCTAATTTGACTTTACTTGCATCTCTTTGCGCAATTTGACTTTCGATATTTTGAGCTAAATACTTATTCGTTATATCCTTTCCTGTTGTATCTGATAAAATTCTTAAAGTATTAGCATCAATTTGATTAACTTCTGCCTTAATTTTTTGCTTCTGTTCTTGCATTATGTCAATACTAGCACCAGCTTGTTTTGCATTCATATATTGATCAGCAATTTGGCCAAAATTAAATGCCGGTGCCTGTGGGTTCCATGTCTTTGCATCTGTGCCTCTTATAGGTGCCGATACTGAATTTGGTCCTCCTCCATATGCTAAATGGGGGTTTAATCCAGCCTCTCTTAATCTTTGCATCTGTGCCAATGGGCTATTATACTGGTTTGTTCTTGCCCAATCTGCTAAAGCATCTTCTCGTTGTCTATTATACATTGCTTCGTTCCACTTACGTTGAGCTTTATTTGTTGATAACGTTGAAAACGTGTTTGCTCCTGCTCCTGTTATTCCTGCTATTAGTGACGCTACTGGTAATGTTAATGGCATATACTTAGTTTTAAGTGTTTACACTAATTGTTATTTTGCTCTTTGCTACTCCTCGTTCTTGTCGCTGCGCTTCGTGTCCTTGTCGTCATTTGTCGCTTTTTTACACTTAGTGTCAATAAGCACTAATATATCAAGGGTTGATTAGTGCTTATTTGCTGCGCGCTTCGCTTGCGTTCCGTTAATTTTTCAGCGAAACAAGTTTCGCCAAAAAATAAACGTTGTTTAGTTTTCTGTTTTGTTTTCATCTTGAATATCTGTAATTGTAGTACGTTTTTTTGCTCGTTTCTTTTCCACTTCCTGTTTAACGCGGTTGTTAATATCTTTTAATTCTTGTTCTGCTTTTTCGCGTAATTCTTCTATTTCTGCTAAATCTAGTTTCTGAGGATCTACATCAAATCCTTCTTCTCCTTCCCAGATAGGGGTTTTTTGTCCTTCTAGTGGCAATCCTTTTGCATAGCGAATAAGTAATTCGCGGAGAGTCATTGATTGGTCGGGTACAGTTTTACTTTCCCCAAAATTTCCTTGTCCTTTGTACTTTTTCTTTAAAGTACTTGTTGCTTTTTGGCTCATAACTTTTGTTTTAATACTTGTTTTTTAAATGGTTTTTGTCTTTCTTTTGATTTTTTTGCCATTCTTCTAAAATCGTTTGCGGTTTCTTCTGCTTGTTTATAATAGTACAAATCGCCATACTTATCTTGTAATTCATCTGCCTGTTTTTGCGATTCTGCACGCATAAATACACCTATTCTGAACTTTTGACCTTTGTCGTATAACTTGTCTTTGTAATATCTAGGCATGGCTGCTTTTTTGCCGTCTTTAAGTGGTAGATACACTTTATTTTCTATGTTTCCTTTTGTGTGCCACTTGACCATGTTTTCGGTGAGATATCCTGCACCCAGTCCCTTAGACATGAGTGCGAATTCTTTTTGTCTGTCATCCCCATTAAATTGGGGAATTTTCTTGTCTTTACTAATATACTTAAGAGTATAACCAACACTGGCATCACCAACATCACCAAAATGGACGTTACCAAGAGTAATATCATTAAGCTTCCAGGCATTTTCTACTATTTTAGGGTTAGCGTTAAATAAGATTATATGATAATGAGGTCTTTCTCCGGTATCTCCGTATTCTCCTACTGCGTAATAGCTAATTTTTTGCTTTGTTAACTTTCTAAGCCTTTTGAAAAAATCTTGTACATCCTTTTTAACAAGTGTTTCAAAGCCGTTTTTAGTTTTCTTGATATGTTCATCATTGTAAGTAAGAGTAACGAAGTGAGCAGAATTGCTCTGCTCACTTTGTTTGTTTAACCTAAATGCCCATCCTGATACTCTGCGTCTTACACATGCGGGGCATTTCCCACATGGAAAGGGCATATAACCGGTTTCTACACCTTTTACTAATTCCATTTTTTTATGGAATGGTGTTTGACATCTAGTACTCATATTAGAACATTGGCGTTCCGAACTTAGGCATAGGTCTTACCGCTCTAATCTTGTGCAATACTTGACAATACAAATTGTCTGTTCCCTCTGGCTCATCTAATACCGCAAATATGCGGTCTACGTCCTCTGGTGCACACTCAATAAATGATTGAGATAGGGTAGGGTCTACATTGAATATCCGGCCTAAGTGCCAATAATCTAGAGTTGTTCTAAAGTCTCCTGCTACTCGGTTTGCGCAGAATTTATATTCTGCATAGCGGGGTACATATCCGAACGTGTTTGCTGCGTTGTTTGTGTATGCGTAAAGCTCGTTTTGTGTAACGGGTTGCTCTCCGATATGTGCAAATGAAGGCCAGAAGAAGTCAAGCGGGTCGTTTTTGAGATATGTTTTTGGAATTCCTTGCTGATAAGCAGTTTTTGGCATAACGGACATAATTCCGATGATGTATCCATGTTCTTCACAGAAATATGTACCATATTTACCTGTCGTTACTGCAACTGCGTGTCCGGCCATATTGCCTTGTGGTAATTGTCCTTCGTTTCCTGTTGTATTAAGTACTTCTGATATAACTACTGGTGTTTTTACTCCTGTAATGTATTCGGGACGCTGTAACCTTTTATCGCTACTTTTTACTCCGAAATGCATAAGGATATTCTCAATATAACGTGTTCCACCACGTGCGTTTTTCTCAAGCCATTCCTGTAATCTAAATGCTCGGCGTAAATCGTTAATTGTTGTTGCTGAAATATCAAATTCATCGCCGTCTACAAATAAGTAATTTGGGTCAACTGTTGAACTTCCTAAATCTGCTTTTGCTTCAAAATTAGACCATGTTGCAGTACCACTAGGA